ATGCGCGCGCCTGTGCGCTCGGACGCTCGGCCCTGAGCCTAGCGCGGCACGTGACCATCTGAGACGCCTTGTCGACGTCCTTCAGCTCCATCTCGAAGGCTACGCAATCCTTCCCGTCATACTCCCGATTCAGAATGTCGCTGCGCTCAATCATCCTTGTCCTCCTTTGCCCTTGTGGGCCTCTGTGAGCCTTTCTAAGCCCTTCTGACTGATTCTTGCTTGCCGCTTCTCCCATAGATAGGGAGAAGGGGCCTCAGATTGGCTCTGAGGCCCCGATAGGCCTGTGTGCTACGCCGCCTTCTTGACGTCCTTGAGCGCTGCGGCGAAACGATTGTCCGCGTGACGGCACATGACGTAGAGCGTGTTCACCGTGTCCCGGTCAAGGCCCTTCACGACCGCGATACGAACGACGTCAACAAGCGGCATACCGGCGTTCTCAAGCCTCTTAGCCATCGTGATGCAGCGATACGAGAAAGTAGCGCGGACGCCGGACCGCTCGGCGCTCTTTCGAAGGGAGTGAACGAAGTCCACGAGGTCATCGTCGTTCTCGGCCATCGCCATCTCGATACCGGCATCATACCCGAAGTCGATGATAGCGAAACGGTCAAGTGTCGCTTGGTCAATCACCATGCGGCCCGTGTAAAGCTCGTCGGAGCCGGAACCGACCGTGTTGCCCGCCGCGACGAAATGGACGTGCTCAAGGTCGACACGACCGTTCGGGAACTCGAAGTACCCGTTCGCGATAGCGGCGTTGAGAAGGACAAGGACCTCGGGAATCGAAGCGTCCATCTCGTCAAGGAAGAAGACGCAATCCTTGTCAGACGTGCAAGCCTTGTAGAACTCGGTCTCGTGGAAGTCTCCCGCCGCGTCGATGAAGCCCGTGAGCTTGAACTCCTGCTGAACGGAGTTGCTGAAGTAGAAGTCCCAACCAAGCTCGTTTGCAATCTGCTCGACGGTGAAGTTCTTGCCGGAACCGGCGGGACCAGCGAGGTACACCGGGATGTTGCAAGAGAGGCACGTCTTGATTGTCTGGTACTTCTCGTGCTTGACCGGCTTGGAGAGGTCGACCTCGGGGTACAGAGGGACGTAACCGGCGGTCTTGGCGCTCTTCTCGTCGGCGTCCTTCTTTTCGTCCTCAGCCTTCTTGACGTCCTCGGCGGGCTTGGGGTCCTCGGCGGAACCAGAGGACTTCTTGGCGCTCTTGCCCTTGAAGTTGACCGTAGAGGCGAACTTCTTCTTGCCCTTGGTGTCATAGACGCGACGGACGGAAACGACCTCATAGGAATCGTTGAAGAAGACCTTGCACCCGTCAATGAGAATGGAGTTGAGGTCGACGCCCTCAATCTGGTACTTGCGAACGTAGGTGTAGAGGTTGGGCTTGGAACCGTGGAAACGGACGTCCGCGACGGCGTAACCGCTCTTGTTTGCCTTGTAGAGGTTCTTGACGTCGAAGGAAACCGGGGACGTGGGCTTGTTGTTGGTCATCGTTGGTACCTCTCTCTGAACTCAGAACTTCGGGCTTCTCTTTCACCCGCAAGAACATCTTACGACATTCTTTTGGGAAAGAGAAGCCCGAAATCCAAGTTTTTTTTAGAATGGCCCGATTTTCTTTCTAAACCATCATCTCAAGGTCGGAAACGCTGCGAATCCTGTCGACGTCACCCTTGATGAAAGCGGGAATGAAATACTCCTTGCGCTTGTCCAAGACCGGCTCGAAATCGGACGGTACGAAGGTCATCCCATAGGAATACGGGAACCCACTAGTCACCTTGTCATAGACCTCGGTGAACCGGAACATTAGGCGGCGCTGCATCGACGGGTGACAGAGGCAGAACGCCATCTTGGACACGTTCAGACGCTCGTTCGCGTGCTTCACGCGGACCCGGCAGACGATTCCATTCTTGTGGTTGTCGGGGTCATATCCGCCGCGAATCACGTCAACGTTCACGCGGTACCCGTTGGCCTCAAGCTTCTTGACGATAGCAAGCGCCTTCAGACCCTCGTTGGTCCAATCGTCGCAAGAGGTGGACGCATTGTAGGAAATCGACTTGACAAGCGTAACAACCTTCTGCTTGACCGGCTGCATCTTGGTCCCGTACATGCAAGCGGGGGAACCCATCAAGAAGAGGGGAACTATCGGCTGAAAACCCGCGACCGAAACGACGCGCTGATTCTTCACGACCGGTGACATGTCACGCTCAACGGCTCGAAGCCTCTTGGTAAGCTCCTCTGCCTTGTCGGCCCACCCATCGTGAAGAAGGTCGGTTGCCTCTCGAAGGCTCTTAGAGTGCGTGAAGCCTACCGTCATCATGTCCGTTGCCTTGGACGCCAAGCGCGTGAACTGAAACGCCTTGTTCTCGGGCGTGTCGAGAATGTAGCGCTCGAACTCCGCGAGAGAATCAAAACGAACGGACCAGAGGTTGACGTTCCCGCCAATGTGCTTCTCAATCATCTTTCGGCCCTCCTAGGCAACTACGGATTTTCTTACCGTAAGTACAATCTATCACAACCAGAATATGATTACAACAAGAAAACCGGGCCTCTCGGCCCGGTATCTGAATCCTAGTAGAACTTGACGTTTGCGCGATTCTGGTTGCCGCTTGCGACGATAGCTCCGAAACCGTCACGAAGAACGAAGAACTTGTAATCCCTCTTGTAACGGTAATCGTAGACCTGAATGCTCGCGTACTCGGCGGCGGCGGAATCTGTGACGAACTCATCGGACTCGAAGCCGACGCGCTTCTTCTCTGCGTCGTAGTAGTCAATCGTGTAAGTCATCGTTGCCCTCCTAGGCTTCTTTGGGGAAATCCCTTTGATTTCCGACAACCAAAGTATGCCACAAAGGAAAACCGGAATGCAATAGAAAAGGGCCGGTTTTTTACCGGCCCGAAAATCTTTTCCTTTGCTGCGTTCGCGATTCTTTTACTGTGACTCAAGGACGTACTCAATTGCCTTCGCGTGGGCGTTGGAAACGTTCTTGTAGGTGCGCGTCTTGAGGTACGAACCGTCGGCGGCGCGCGGAGTCATCTCCGCGTTGTTCCGGCCAACGTGGCACTTCGTCGGGAACTCGATTACCTTGGCGGAAACGTTGCCCATCGTGTAGTGAGTTACCTTGTGAGAAAGAATGTAGATGTTCACGTCACTGTGAATGGCGGACTTCGTGACCTCGTACACGTTCTCAACTACCTTGTGGATTCCATCGTAGCGAACCACGTCGGTGACAACATCGCGCTTGAACGTCATCTGAATCGCCCTCCTAGGCACTTTGGAAAGACCCCGTGTCCTTCGCTGAGAAGAGGATAGCACACAGAAACGGACGGATGCAACGAGAACTTCTCGTTTTCTCACCAGAAAGAGGAAACCGGCCATCTCTGACCGGTTCCCGTCGATTTCTTGCCGCTCGCCGTCGCTAGGCGTTGGAGTTTGGGCCGTGCGGATTCTCGGCGTAATAGGAGTCCCAATAGTCCACGAATCGCTCTGCTGCCTTCTTTGCGTTCTCGGGGTACTTGTACGTGACCGGCTTCATCTCCCCGCTCTTGGGCTTCGACGTCCACGGACAAGTGAGCGTGCGATACAGCACCGCCGCGTTGCGACCCGTTCCCTTGCAATTGGCGTTGGCGGGAAACTCGTGGACCGTGGCGCGCTGACCGTTGCGCTCGAACGTCGTGACGATTTCTACAACCTCGCCGGTGTCAAGGTTCGTAACCTCGTTGCGCTTGATGATTGTGCCGGAATCGGAGACCTTGCGGTCGACCTGAATGAAGGCGCACCTTCCGAAACGAATCGCCGCGTCTGCGTACCTGCGATAGCTCTTAATGGTCATCTTGGCCCTCCTAGGCGTCTTGGGGATTCCCTTTGACCTCCCCTCTGATTTGTACGATAGCACAACGGAAAGCGTAATTGCAAGCGAGAACCAAAAAGAAATCGGGCCGGTTCTGCCCGACCCGAAGTCTCTTTCCGTTCGTTGCCGTCCGCTAGTCCCTCGTGTAGGACTCCGTGACGTACCCGTCCTTTCCGTAATCGGAGACGCGAATCCACCCGTTGTCCTGATACGTCGTGACCCTGACAAAGTTCCTCGTCGGCTCCACCATGACGGTCTCGCCGTCCTCGTTCTCCCCGACAAGCGGCGTTTCGAAAATCTTGTGCCAGTAGCAGAGCCAAGAAATCTCAAGCTGATTGTTCGGGTCGAAGTTCCTAGCGATTTCCCTTGCCTCTTCCTCCGTGCAATCGTAGGGATTGGCAATCCTGTTGGTGCAAGCGCTCATCTGATTCCCCTTTCTAGGTACTGCCGGATTTCCTTTTGTTACCGGACTGATTGGAACTATACCAGATGAAAACCAGAAGTCAATCGGAAATATTTGATTCTCTGTACTCAGTACCTATTCAGTATCGTATCTGTACTGTTCTGTACTCAATACAATACTATTGTACTAATACCATAGATACTATATATACCTATAATATATACTATATGTTAGGTAAGAAAAACCATGTCGTTTTATACGTTCCAATGCTCGTTTTCCTATCAAAACTGAGCAAAACACGATTTCCAACTGACCGGTTTTTCTTTAGGAAAAGAAGGGACGGCAAAGAGAGATTCAGCCCTCTAGACAACCTCTCTTTTCTTTGTCTCCTTTCCGTCCCTTCCTTCCTCAGTTTTGCTCTGAATCACATAGCCTTCTTATCGCTACAGATACAGAGTGAATAAATATCGACCGTCCTCGGAGAAGACCTCCCCCTCAGTGAACCTGCCATCCTCATACATCCAATCTTTCACCCTGCTTCTCAGAATGTCGTGAGATACGGCGTGGAACTCGACTTCCTCTTGGTCAATGTCATCATCGAAGACAACGGAGTATTTCATATCAAAGCTCCCTCTCGAAACGGTCTGACGGGCAGCGGAACCATGAGAGCGCAAGGCCCGCCGAATCCGCCGCGTCGTGGTCATACTCCCACTTCTCGCCGTTGGAGTCTAGGAACGTTCCAACCCTTCGTCTTCCATCGACGCGCTTCTTTATCGAATCCTCGAAGCCTTGGGAAATCATGTACTCAACGCACGGCCACTTCTCGCCGGGTACCCCGAAGTCGTTGTCGGCGGGCTTGGACGTGCCTAGGACACCAGACTTCCACGACTTCGTGTTGATTGAGTACGTCTCGACCCCGCACGCCCACGCTGCGTCAACGATTGTCGCGATTAGCGCGCCGGTACCCTTAATGTATGGGACCGACAAGAAATTCTTGGAGAACTGCCGGATTCTCTCGACAACGACGATTGGCGGGGCGAAAGAGCGGTCATACGCCCTTTGGCAGAGGGAGAGGACCTTCTCTCGGACAATCTTCCGCTTGTAGGTCTTATCGTCGGTCTCCGTGAGGTCGACCGAACCGACCTTGATTATCCTGTCATCGGCGGCAATGGACATTCCGCACCGCGTATAGGATTGGTCTATGCCAATCACCATCTGCTCGTATCGTCTCATCCGGGACCTCCCGCGCGACCGGCAAGGCCGGTCCTCGCAATCTTGGCAATACATCGAAATCGCCGACCCGTAGATTGGGCAAGGCTTGGACACCCTGATACCTCCTAGAGGCCACCAGAGGCTTTGAGAGACCGTCTGACATGGGGGATTGGACCCGCACTAGGGAGAGGACTAGATAGGGCCTCAGACGGCCTCTCAAGGCCCCTGAACGGATAGGGGCCGGTAGATGGGCTAGTCTAGCCTGACGCGGCCCATCCCGACGTTGTAGCAAGCGTCCCTCATCGCGCACTCGGAACACCTCTTGCAATCGGGGCCGGTCGCGTCCGTCGGGCGCGCGACCATCTTTCGAGAGGACTTCAGACGCTCGAAGCGGTACATGATTTCCTCGGCGCGCTCGACAAAGGGGGCCACCTTGTCCGGCTCGTAGTCGTACACCTCAAGCTTGAAATCCTGAGTGTTCTTGTCCTCGCAGAGAACGAAGCCCTTCCTGATTCCCGTGAGGTGCATGTACCATTGGCATTGCTTCCACGCGCTAGGGTGACGGACCATCTTCTTGTACTGAAAGGTGTTGACGCTCTTTATCTCGCCAATCATCTTTCCGTCGTGGAAGTCGGGAATCTCACAGATAATGTCGGGCGTGAAGCTCATTTGATACTCATCGCAGAACTGCGTCATGTCCAAATCGTCCGGCGCTGAATACCCGGCGCGAATGAAGAGGCGCTGCCACTTCTCGTGAACGGAGTTGCCCTCCTCGAAAATGCGCATGAGGGATACGTTCGTCTGCTCGCCCTGAAGCTGCTTGTAAATCAGAGATAGGACCTGTTGGCGGCAACAGAACTTCTTGTCGCTCGTGAGCATCGCGCTCGCGTGAAGACCCTTCCTCTCCTGAGTCTCCGCGCCGCGCGTCATCACAGAATGGACGAAAGCGGTCTCCCTCTCAATGTCCTTTGGGAGATAGAACGCCTTGTTAAGAATCGTCCAAAGCCTCTGAGCCTCAGAGGATTGAATGACGGTCCCGTTCTTAGCGGCGGACTTCTTGATTTCGTCAATGATTCCCATTTTTCTACCCTTACCACGTGTTCTTGGTGGACTGCTCGCGCGCTAGAATCGTGCCGATATACGCGGCCTTGTGCTCCCAATGCGGGAAATCGTACTCAACGACGTCCGCGACCTCGCAGCCGGTCTCCCACTCTATCAGAGACTCCATCTTCGGGGACACGCAAGGGACGTCGTGAAATCCGTACCCGTAGGCCATAACCCTAGAAATCTTGTGACGCGACAAGCCAAGCTTCTTCAGCTCGCGCCTAACCTCGTCGGGGCCGTTTGGGACCATCGGGTCAACAAGTTTCTTGTGCGTCTCAAGCCACTCCATGAGAAGCGCGCAGCGGGAAAGGGTCTCGTCATCGACGTACCATTGAAGGACGTCCAAAGAGTGCTCGAATCGCTCCGGGGACGGCATCAACTTGTATCGCGTGTAACCGTAGCCCTTGAACGCCTTCCCCTTCTCGTCGGACAAAGCGTCCTTTACCGCATTGACCGAATCGCGCGCCTCTCGAAGCGTGCGGCCCTGAAAAAGAAGCTCCCGAAGGATAACCTCAAAAGGGTCCTGTCTCAAGACGTGAACCCCCGTGGCCCTGCGCGCCGCGTGACGAACGATGTTGCTAGACGTCGCTGAGCACGCAAGGCCTGATAGTACGCTGTAGTCCGTCGAAAGGTCGAAGTAGTCGAACCAGACGTTATAGAAATCCTCGTCCGTGCAAGAGAACAAGAAGCGGTTTCCGTTGACCTGCTCGACCTTCGTGCAGCAAGAGCGGCACGTGAAGAGAAAGCCGGACCGCTCGAAACCGAAGACGCGGCGAATGGTGTAGTCCTGAGCGCTCTGGTAGATTTGCTCAAGGTCAAGGTTTGGAATCGTGAGAACGAACATCGCGGCCCCGCTTCTCTTCTACGTCTGAGGTTCTTTTCTTCTACCAATCCAAGGAATAGTCCTCGTGAATCGTCTCGGCCATCTGAACGTACCAATCGGACTTTGCATCGTCCTCTTCCTGCTTGCCCTTGTAGGGCGCGCGATAGCGATACTTCCAAGCGTTGCAGATGCAGAAGTCGAACGTTGCCTTGGGTCCGAAGACGGCAAGCATCTCGTCAATGGACTCCTTGGCGCGGGCCTTGTAGTGCGGCGGCTGGTTGACCATGTCCGGGGCGTCCTCGGGAATGGCCCCCTGAGGCTCTGAGGGGCTTTCTGAGGCCTTGTCACACCTAATCTGGTCCTCGCGTAGGTACTTGTCGGCAAGCCACGCCAGACGGGCGCTCGCGGTCTTCAGAAGCATGTCACATAGCACACCGCCAAGGACGTTGGACAGCGCGAGAAGGTCCATAGAAAGGCCCATAACCTCGTCGTAGGACTCCCGCTCGAACTTGCTGTACTCGAAGGTCTCGCGCTTGCTCTCGTCACTCATCCCAATCGCTCCCCTCTAGGTCCTTCTTTGACATTTTCTTTCCGAACCTCTCGGCCCGTTCCCTCATCATCTCTTTGCGAATATCCGGCACGTCATCGAACGAGACGAAACCGCGCTCGAAGATTAGGGGAATCTCGCACTCGCCCATCGGGTTGCACACCTTGGATTTCGTGACCCGACACTTCATCACCATGCCGACCTTCTCGGTCTTGGCGGTTGAGCGCGGGTCCTTGTTCGGAATCTCAATCCAAGCTCGGCGCGCGACCTGAATCCTGAGGGAACAAGAGTGCTTGAGCTTTCGACCTCCCGGCGTGTCGGTCTTCTCGCCGAACATCATCGCGTTCATCTTGTCGCGGACCTGATTCACGAAGACAAGCGTAGTTCCCGACACCTCTATGATTTCCTCGATTATCGGAAGGTACTTGTTGAGAAGGCGCGCCGTCCCGCCTACGCGCTGCTCCTCGATAGAGTCACGCTCGGACGATTTCAACACCTTCTCGGCGTCTTCCTTCGGAACAAGCGACGGGACGGAATCGACGCCGATGATAGGAATGCCCGCTCGTGCGAATTTAAGCGCCTTGTTGAGGGCGTCCTCGCCGAACCGCGCCCGGTAAATGAGAAGCTGCTTCGGTCTATTGCCGAACACACGCGCCCTATCTGCGTCGAAAGTTCCCTCAACTGGTAGGTCAAGCGCGATAGGGCATCTCCCAAAGAGCTGATAGAGAAGAGTAGTCTTTCCGCTGCTCTCGGGTCCATATATCTCGACCACCCTCCCCTCGGGCACACCTCCGCCGATTATCGCGTCAAGCTCGGAAATACCCGTGGACCACCGGGCGATTTTCAGATTGGCGTTCTTAGAGCCAATCGTGTAGATTGAGCCGTCCCCGCTCTTCTTGTTTATGTCGTTGCACAGTTGGACGATTTTGGCCTTGTCCGTCTTGGGCATGTCACACCCTCCGAAAGAGAGAGGGGCCTCAAGAGAGGCCCCGATAGGACCGTTCCCGTAGCGACATCTACAGCGGCGCGCCTAGGTTGGAGAGACCGACAAGGACGGGGTCCTTTCCCGTGACCTCGCGATACAGCCAGAGAATCACCTCAAGGTCATCGCCGACGTACCCAAGATACCCGAAGAGGATTCCCTGCATCACGTCATCATCGAGCTTGCCGCGCGCATGGTCGACCATCTTTCGCGTCGTGTTGGTGAAGAGGTCGTGCTCGAAGCGCTCCGTCACCTTCCCGCGCATCTCGGCGTCAAGGAACGACGCGACCATCGCGTCGCGAATCCTGAAGTACCCCGCGAGGAAGTCTGCGCAGCGGTCCTTGAGGCCGTCGGCGTCGAAGTCCGTGAGTCTGTTGATTCTCGCGGGAAGAACCACGTCGACGTTGCACCTGTCACAACAGATACCGTCGTTGACCGGGTAGGCGCTGTTTCCCGGACCCTCGAACTCCCGCCCACAAATAGAGCACGTACGCTTCATCTCTGCCATCTTCGGAATCCTTTCGCGCTACTTTGGCGGTACTTCTTCGATTCCCGCCAACCCATGCGACAAATGATAGGGCGTGGCGGCGCGGAATGCAAGAAGTATCTTGGACGATTCTAAGCCCCTCTGAGGCCTTGGAAATCCCCTTGTGGACGCTGACTAGGGGAAGGGGACCAAAGCCCCTCAGAGGGGCTTACAGAGGCTCTAGGCGCGTGAGAACAGACTTGAGTTGTACTTGGTGACGCGCCTAATGTATCGGCTCTTGCGGAACTCAAGAGCGCCCTGCTCCCGAAGAACGTCAATGACGCGGGACGTCACCAGACGCGACTTGCAGCGGTCGAAGAAGTCATCGAAGCTTCTGAAGACCCCGTGAGCCTTTCGCTCCGCGACAATCTGCGCCGCCGCCTTCCCGCCGACTCCCTTGAGGTCGGAGAGACCGTCCTGAATCACGTTCTCGCCGTCGACCTTTCGAAGGGACGTCTTCTCTTTGGAGTAGTTGACATGAGGCAAGAAGATGATTGAACCGTCCTTCACGGCGCGGTTGCAGAATCGCGCGCGCTCCGTCTCGTTCCTAGCGTACTTGAGCTTTGAGAACCAATACTCGTTGGGATAGTAGACCTTGTAGAACATCTCCTCGACGCTGATAAGTGAATAGCCCGTCGCGTGGCCCTTGTTGAACGTGTAGACGGCCATGTTCTCGAAGAGTCGTTCGGCCTCGTCCTTTGGGAAACCGTTCTCCACGGCACCCGTGACGAACTCCCTCTTCAGATAGGCCTTCGTCTCACGATACTCCTTTTGGGCGGACTCCGTGAACGTCTGACCCTTCATCAGCTTCATAAGCTTGTCGGCGTCGCTCCACTTCATCCCGGCCATTCCCGTGCAGATACGCAAGATTTGTTCCTGATAGATGATTGTTCCGTAAGACTCCTTCGCGTACTCCCACCAGATAGAATCTCGCGCAAGCTCGACGTTCTGCTTGTTCTGCGCGTAAAGCTCCGGCTGCTTCATACTCAGCGGTCCGGGGCGGTTCATAGCGTTCGTTGCCACGACGTCATCGAAGCAATCGGCATGAATCTCTTGCAAGATGTTTCGCGGAGTTGCCTTCTCGAATTGGAAAATCCCGTCCGTGTTGCCGCGCGCAAACTCGCCGATAATCCTCTCATCCGTCGACGCCTTGGTTAGGTCGACCGTGACTCCGGTTTCCTTTCTGAGGTCCCCTATTGACTCCATCGTCTTCAAGCCCAGAATGTCGAACTTGATTACATTCAGATACTCAATGTCCTCAAGGTCATAAGAGCAGAAGACCTCCCCGTCCTTCGTGGTCCTCAGCGCGCAATAATCGAGAAGGTTCCCGCCCGTGATAGCCACGCCCGCCGCATGAGCGCCGATGAAGCGAACCTTTCTATACAGCTTGCAGAAGTGCCTCACGATGTTGTCAAATCGCTTGTTGTAGTACACGCCGTCCGGGGACCCGTTGGCGCGCTCAACGTCAATCTCCGACTTCTCGTCAATGCAGCCATTGAGATACGCCTTCAGCGCGGCAATCTCGCGCTTGTCGGGGACCTCCTTGCCCGAATCGTCAATCGTGGTCATTCCGCACACCTTGGCAAGGTCGTTGACAAGATTGTCGACCTTGTAGAGACCGTAAGAACAAATGCGGGCGGCATGTCCCTTGTACTTCTCACAAAGGTACTCGATTACCTCGTGCCTTCTCGACGTCTCGAAGTCAAGGTCAATGTCGGGAAATGAGGCCTTGTCCTTCCTCAGAAAGCGCCTGAAGTCTAGGTCGAAGAAGAGGGAGTCAACCTCGGTGATTCCAAGGGCGTAGGCAACCAGAGAGTTGCAGACGGACCCTCGACCGGGGCCAACGACGATTCCCCGCTCCTTCGCCCAATTTGCGTAGTCAGCGACCATGAGGAAATAATCGGTGAAGCCGTGGAACTCTATCACCTCAAGCTCTTCCTTGCAACGACTCCGATACTCCCTCGTGTCCTTCCCTCGACGCCTGAGACCGTCCCTGACGGCCCTTCTCAGCATCCTTGAGGAATCCTCCCCGTCCTCCCCGAAAGAGGGCAGAGAGAGGGGCAGAGAGTCTAGATAATCGGCCTCGCACTTGTCCTCAATCTCGTCAAGGTTCGCGTACATCTCCTTTGCGAGATTTGCGCACTTGGCCGGGGAGAAGTCCGCGCGGTGCATCTTGACGAATCTCCTTCGCATCTCGTCCGGCGCGGGCATGTAGCGCTCGGCGTACGTCTCCTCTATGTGCTCCAAAGAGTGACCCGCTACCTCGTGCATCTTGAGATACGTCGGCATGTCATCCTTGGCCCCACGGTGGGAATCGGACGTGAGAATCATCTTCCAACCGTTCTTTAGGGAAAGCTCTATCAGCGCCTTGTTCACCTTCTCTTGAACGCCGGGGTCGGAAATCCTGTAGGGCTGAATCTCCACGTACAAATCGTCCCCGAAAATGTCAACAAGCTCGGAAATGAACCTCTCCGCCTGCTTGGTCTTTCCCCTGATAATCGCCTGAGAGGAATAGGACGCAACGCAAGCCGTAGTGCAGATAAGACCCTCGCGATATTTCCTCAAGAGGTCAAGCGTCCAAATCGGATTGAAGTATCGCTGCTTGTCCCCCTCGTACTGAATGCGGTTGAGGTTCCCGTACCCCTTGAGGTTCTTCGCTATCAGAATCAGATGAAATCCGCGCGTCTGCTCCCTGTACTTCGGGAGACAATATCCCTCGACCCCAAGAATGGCCTTCAGACCCTCGTTCTTGCAAGCCTGATATGTCTGAATCAGACCGTTTGTGTTGCCGTGGTTCGTCGTGCAAAGGCTCCTATAACCGTAGTGCTTCGCAAGCTTGGCAAGCTCTACGGCGTTCCCGAACCCGTCAAAGGTCGAATACTCGTCGTGGCGGTGCAAGTCGAACATCTTTTGCCCCCTAGCAGACTATGGAATCAACGAACTTCCTGACGTCCATCTTCTTCCTCAGACTCTCGCGAATCCGATTGAGGATTGTAACACGACTAGCTCGATTGGTGAAAAGCTCGTCCGTCTTTCGCTCCAATTCATCCCGTGAACGTACCGCAAGATACTTTCCGACCGTGCCGAAGGCATCCAAGAGAAAATCGTCCCCGTAGTTAGCGGAAACGAGAGGGACCGTCCCGAAGAGGGCTGACTCTAGGACATGAGCGGGAATCACGCCACGCTCGCAGCCCGTACGACCCGGATACACGAAGGTCGCGGCGGCGTCCCTGTATGCACCGGGCTTTCTGAAGTTCGGAATCGAGCCTCTGAAGTTGACGTTTCCCCAGAACTCGGAGAAACCGTCCATCTCCGAACAGTAGCAGACAACAGAATCCAAGTTACGGGAAACATAAGAATCTATCGCGACCTCGCAAGAGGTAAGCTCCCCGAAAATAGCAAGGCGATTTGTCACAAAGGAAGGCGCGGAAAACTCATAGACGGCGGAGAAGTCAAATGGGACGTACCCGGAAACGACGTCAAGCTCAAGGCCGCTAGACCTGAGACTCGCAATCGTGGTCTCGTCCAAATCGCAATCAGAATCGAGCACGACAAGACGAATGTGATTCTCTAGGCAATACTCGATTACGCAGCCCTGTATGAATAGGTCCGGTCTCCAATCGGGACCCAAAGAAGAGCGGCAATCTCCCGTGTTCTCGCCGATAGACTTCCTTACCCACCTATGAACGATGAAGTCTAGGTCCCGACACTCGAAGGTGTCCCAAGCGCGGAAGACCTCATCCCTCGTGAGCTTCGAGAAGTCGCACGTCCCAAGCGGGTGAGCGACATTGAGATACGCCCTGCGCCGCTTCTCCTCACAGAAGGACGTGAAGAGAAGGGAATCGCCCATGATTCTTATCCCCCGCGTGTCCAAATCCGGCATGAGAGAAACGACCTCATACCCGCGATTTGAAAGCTCGTTGACGATTGACCAAACGTAGGTCGCTACGGTGCCGCCCGACTTCGACAAGACCACCCCGTCACCATCGAACTCGAAGTCCCCCAACGCGCCATAGAAAGAGATACCGGCCTTCCCCATCTGATACCGCCAATCTATACGAAAAGAGGGGCCGGTCTCCCGGCCCCACCTTAGATTTCCTTGTCGATTCTATTCAGAACGTCATCCTGCTTCTTCGCTATCGCGTCCATAATCTCGTTGGGGCGATAGCCTGAGAACATTGAGATGTTCATAAGAACGATGAAACAGTCTGCGATTTCCTCAAGCTTGGCATTCCGGTCGAACTTCTTGTTCCTAAAGTTCTTCCAGCGCTTGTCTGCCTCTAGGACCTCGCCAATCTCGGAGACAAGCTGCTGAATGTGATAGGAACAGAGGTGTGGCACGTCCTGTGGAATGACCAAATCCTCATCCACGCCCTCGTACATGCCGGAATCGACCATCTTCCCCTGTATGCAGACCTGCCGCCAGTATGCGTCTGAGAACGTGGTCATTACTCGTCCTCGTCCTCCCACTCGTCGGAATCGTCCTCGTCCTCATCGCCCCAATCGTCGTTGGCCCTGTCATCCTCCTCAAGAAGGTTGACGTAATAGCGCGCGGGCTTCTTCTTCATCGCGTCGATGCCCCGGCTCTTGCACTCCTTGTAAAGCTCAAGCGGTGACATGCCGGAATAGTCCTTGGACTCGTCATCGCCGTCCATGTCGGAATCGTCATAGTCCGATTGGTCATCGTCCGGCTCGTCGTGGCGAATCCTCTTGGCCTTGGGCTTGGCGAAAGAGGCCCCCGTGTCCTCGTCATCGTCGGGGTAGGGGTAGGCCTTGAGGACAATCTCAAGGACCTTCTTCTCGGAGTACGGCTTGACCTTCTGGTTCCTGAACTTGGCCTTGTCCATCGGAATGATTCCATAGGTCTTGTTGACCTGCTTGCCCTGAACGGTAATGACATAGTCGCGGTCAAGAAGCGTCCCGTAGTTCTCGTACATAGCCATGAGGGGCGGAATCGGGGAACAACGATTCACGGGGAACATGAAGAGCTTGACCTCGTTGTCATCGTAGTCATAGACGGACCAGATATAGAAACTGCGCGTCCTGAGGTCATCGTCATCGCAGAACTCGCAAGACTCGCCGAACGTCTCGCGGCAAACGACCGTCACGCCCTTCTCGAAGGAATCGTGAATGGTGATTTCCATTCCGTCATCCATGTCCTGAAGGAACCGAATGCGGCGCTTCTGACCCTCGCGGAAGTAGATGATTTTCGCCTTGTTCGAACCACTCTTCGCGACGTCGTTCTTGATTTTGCTGAGAAGACCGCTCATTTGCAATACCCTTTCTCTAGTATCTCTCGGACCTCTTTCATGGTCCTTTTTGCCATGCGCTCGTACTGCTCGCGCGTCATGTCCCCGGGGTCCTTTAGGCCCCTCAGATATTTCCACCTGACAACGTGCGGGAACTGAGTGCGTAGGAACCGCGTCCCCCTCTTCCCGCAATCGTCGTTGTCCAAGGCTGAGACCACGACTTTAACGCCCGACTCCCTGAGCTTCTGAACCTGCTCGCGGGTCATCTTCCACCCAAGGATAGCGACCGCGTTGAAGGCCCCGTACTGAACGAACTTCAGACGGTCCATGTAACCCTCTACCACTATCGCGACCTCTGCGTCAACGCCCGATAGCCTCTTCGGCCCGTAGTTCCCGACAAGCGTAGTCGCGCGAGAGAATCCCTTGTTGTATAGGTACTTCCTCTTCCTCTCGACCTCGGGGACCATCGTACGGCAGACCCACCCTCGAAATCTCCCGTTGTCGCGCATCGGGAAAATCAATCCGTAGTTCCTTCGGTACGTCACCTTTGCTTCGGCTAGGTTGAGCGTGGACGCATCGAACCCGCGCCCCTCCATGTAGGCAAGCGCGTCAGACTCCTCGCCGTCCCTAGGGTCGAGCCAGTCGACCGACCTGAGACCGTGATACGTGTCATAGGCAACGTCATACGAAGCCCTCTGAGACGGCCTGTGAGCCTTTCTTAGGCCCTTTAGCGACGGCACCGGCCCACCCGTTGCCCTGCCGCTCAGAATGGCCCTGTAGAGCCTCAGAGAGGCTAGGTCGTTTGCCCCTCGCTCCTGCCGCTCCATGCGCCTCACGAAGTCAAGCGCGTCACCGGACGCTCCGCAACCGAAGCAATAGAAGCGGCCCGACTCGAAGTCTATCGCCATCGAGGGATTCTCGTCGGCGTGAAAGGGGCAAACTACCTTCTCGCGGTCCGATGAAATCACGTCAACGAGGCCGTAGTACGCAAGGACCATAGCCAAGGAATCGCCGGGTGACGGGTCCGCGCTACTCATCATCGTCCCGGAAGGACACGCGGTAATAGGGATTCTTGTACTCGACCCTGTAACAGCCCTCAATCATCTCGGGCGTCACGTCCCCGACCTCGGAGAGACGATTAAGCTCCTTGGCGTTGACGTCGTGCGAGACCTTCAGAAAGCTCTTGAAGACCGTCGGGTCCCCTCCAAGTGACCTAACGTAGTCCCTGAGACCGTCGAAATCGTCAATGAGAACTTCGGTTGTCACGACCTTCGAGAGTGTGTCGGAATCGAGCCTCTTCCTCAGCTTCTCATAGTCGAAGACCACCGTTGACGGCTGAACCTTCGTGACCGTGTAGACCCCGCCGACCGGGCGCGTGTGGTCCTCATCATCAAGGAAGATAGCAAAGTCAATCTTCTCAGTGTCCCTGTACTGCGATTGGGAGAAAAGCTCGTCCATCGCGCCAGAGAAGTCAGACTTCAGATTGGAGAAGGCCTTGTCGCGCTCCTTCTTTATCTGCTGCTCGTTGTAATACTCTCTGACCGTCTCGACGTAATCCTCTTCACCGTAGGAAGAAAAGTCCTTCCTCTTCTTGCAATCTCGCATCTCCACCCTCCTAGGCTACTTTTTGGAACTGCCCTTCATAAGCTCGAAGACCCATCGGGGCCATCTTCCCGTGGTGTTCACCCAAATGACGTCTGAGTAATCTACCACGAAGCGCGCGCCGTATCTAGTCTCAAGCAGAAGCTTTCTCTCAGCGGTCGACTTTCGGACAATCTTGGCTGACTTGACGCGCTGTCTCTCCGTGCGAAAAGCGACAAGCATACCGACTTCTGCGTCCTCAACGTAGTCCCGCGTGGAATCGTCCTCGGGTACCGTCCTAAGCACCTCGATAAGCTCGTCGCGGGAAGTCACGTCATCGCACGACACGCCGGACTCTCGAAGCATGTCCACAAGCTCCGCGTCGCTCTTGCTCTCTAGCTCTTCGACCTTCATTTTCTCACCTCCCTTTGTTGCAGAATCATACTATCACATTTGAAGTGAATTGTAAACCGTCATTTTTACTACGGCTTTACCGTCCAGTCACCGTTCTCGCCGGGAATGCTAGTGTTCTTGTTCACGTTGGAAACATACACGGGGCCGTCTGCGTCAGGGTAGTGAACCTTATCGCCCTTCTTATAAGTCTTATCGTCAACAGGCTGAGTCCACACCGGAATGTCATCCCACGGCGCATCACCCTCGTCGCCGATATCCGGCTGCTCGGGCTCGGTCACGGCAGAGGTCACAAGCTGCCAATGTTCAGCGTCCTGATCAGGAGTCTTGCCCTCCTTGCTCGGCTTCACGGTTTTGATACAGATGTAGTTCTTGCCGTTGAAGGTAGCGATCTCGCCCTTCTTGTACTTCTCCTCAGGATTGAACGGATCGAAGATCTCCTGAAGATCTGCAACGTCATCAGCGTCAAGCGTAACGTTGCTAAGCGCGATCTGAACTGCCTTGCGAAGCTTCTTTGCTTCCTGAACCCTGTTCTTAGCCATCTTCTTACCTCCTACTAAACAGCGGTATCGGGCTCAGCCACATCAGACTCTGGCTCATCCATACCGAGCAGAGCATCCATCTGAATCTGAACATCGGCTGTGCTTGCCTTCGCGGTTTCAACGTCAGCCTTGACCACATTGACGTCATCTCGAACAAGCTGCATGTTAGACTCAAGCTGAGCGATGGCAGAAGCCATGTCAGGGCTGAGCTGACGAGCCGCTGTCAGTCGGGTGTAGGTCACAGGCGAACCGTCACTAGACTTGCTCACGTAGTCGACCGCACCGGTGACAGTCCAGCCCTTCCAGATGCCGACAGTAGAGGTACCTGCCTTGAGCTCAAGGTCTTTGCCCTCAGTAGCCGCAAGCGCGTCGGACTTGGTCGAGTTGAGAATGAAAGAAAGGGACGTCGGGTCAGCCTGATAGCTGATGACGTCAAGTGTGTCATTGAGTTTCACGTCTTCTCCTTATGAGCTGTAACCATTATCATATACGACGCTGCAACCGACGCTAATGTTAGCCACACATGATGCCCCGGTACTAAAATCCGACTGATTTGAATCGCCTTCTCCTTGCCGTTATAGTCGCTTGCCGCCATAACGAATCCTTTCCTGCGGCAAGGACCCACCGCCTACCTGAAGTAACAGTAGTTTATTGACGCTTTTCTAGCAAAGTCATAGAAGCTTACTTTGACTGAAGAGGTGCCGGAAACAGACAAAGTAGCACTACCATATTCTTCGATAGCGTTTCCGTTCTCAGCATCACTGCTGCTACTCGATCTCCCAGCGGCAAACAACTTGATTGGATTCTTGTCGGAACTGAAGATGGAAATTGGAAGGACCGTAGGGATAACTCCGGGAGTGCTCAGATAGGCTGAAGCAGAATACCCGCCAAAAAGTACCTCGTGATAGTCGCTTATCTTCCCTGTCTTGGGCTTCATCGAATACGTAGAATAATAGCTGCTAGATGAAGCTAAAACCGCTCCCTCTGTCCACTCGAGAACAGACCCTAAGTTGTCGCTAATCTCCGAAATCTGCTGCTGAAGCTCGGACTTCGCCGCATTCACGAGTCCTTTGACATAAGCGTCAAAGTTCGTTATTCCGGTACCACCATTGAGCTCGGGAAGAACGCCCAATGTGTCCCCGAGGCCCATAGCCTTCCTTAGCGCCTGAGCGCCCCCACCTGTGAGGTACTGCCAAAGCTCCCTTATGTTGAGGAGACTAGTCTTCTCCTTGCCGCTGTAATCCTCAATCGGCATCTCTCGGCACCCCTTTCTTTCTTACTCTGCTCTGTCCTTGTGCTCTGTCTTTGTCGACCGTTCTGGCTGCTCCGGCTACTCCGTGGTGATGAACTCGATGAAGTCATCGTTCGGGACGTCCGGAAGGACCAGATTGATGTTGTCAATCTGAAGCTGCAAGTTACCAGCGGCGTCCGTGCTGAGTTGGTCCTTCATGTGCTCGAACCACTCGT